TTTGGGGCTAAACCCCTTTGTTCTTATATTATAGAATGGATGTAAAAAAAAATCAACAGTTTTTATCTTTATTACAGGTTTACTTTATATTGTATAACTCTTTTATAACTGCTCGAATTTTATCAGTCACATGTTTATCTACTCGCATATTATAAAGTGCATCTTTATGATATCTAGGATTTTGTATGCGTATTTTACTTATAGTCCTTATTTGAGAGACAATGGCAACGGTGCCTGCATTTAACCGTGACACTTCTTTCATGATTATATCGTGCTTAGCAAGTAGGTCTTTGGCTTCAGCTAACTGTTTTTCAAAGCGTTTAACATCATTAGCCGTTAACGTCTTTTTGTCAGTATTTTCGAATTCCTTCACGTACTCTTCGCATTTGTCTAACATCTTTCCGGACCTATCCAGTAGAACTGTAAATAATTCTGTTCCCAAATAAACATCTGTTTTATATAGTATTTTGGAACTCTCTTTGCCTGGCTTCAAAGACCGCAGAGGGACAACTGTGACTGTGCTGCTTTTAGAATTACTAGGTGCAAGTACTATCGCATAATGAAGACCCCCGAACTCAGACCCTATCCCAAAGCCTAAGTCTACTTTAACTATATCTCCAGGTTTAAATTGAGGAAAATACTTTGGATCAAAAGTTTCTTCCTGTTTTATATATCTTAAATAATTACGTAGCCAATAATAGAGCAAGGCAGCCTTGTGTTGATCTGAACCTAGTATGTTTTTTAAAAACGCACTTATGTTACTGGCAAGCTCCGTTATTTTCGACAATAAAACCCCTTTGTTTTCTGACTTTTTTAAATCCATACAAAACCTCCCTCTGGTATATATAATTTTTTCGGATTTACATATTGGTTTTTGTGCGTGTATTAAAATAGTGACTCTAATACATCGTCATACCAATGTTTTTTCTTTTCTTTCTTAGGGGGTTCTTGCTGAACCTCTCCAGGATAAGTTCGGAGTATCTCGATATCAGCTTGTCGGTTTGCTAGTGCTTTCTTAGTACCTTCGTCGACTTTGTGTAAGTCGTCCATTTCTTCTTGTGTCATACTAATAGTGCGTTCAAGATATTCTTGTTCTTCTAATAACTCAGTGCTTCCATCATCATAATGAACTAATACTTTAGGGCCGTCTAAAGCCTTAAATTCATCATGAGACACTTCAGTTCTAGCAAAGCCGGTTACGGTAACTAAGGCAAACATAGCAGTAATTAACAAAATTTTTTTCATTTTTAAATCTCCCTTTATATATTCCCTTATAACGCCGATAAATAATGGTGGTAGAAAGCTATATTTTCCAATTCGGAGTCGTCAACGTGAGACCTACGAACCATCTGTTCAATAAGGTCCACGTGTTTATCCAAATAAAAGTCATCATTAATAATATGAATTAGTTCATGTTTGATTTCCTCCCTCATGCGATCATGGGGGAGATTTTTATTTATGTAGATATTATGGGTATCCACATCTTCACATTCCTCCGACACAGCGTTGGCATGTGGTAAATCACAGTAAATTACATTAACTACCAAATTAACACTCTCCCTTATATACTATTTATTTTTTAATTTTAATAGTTCTATATATTCAACTGCTTTCTCCATATCCTCCTTACTAATATCTTTTGCTGCAGAAAATAGCATACGAGCCCCTGGGCGTGTGCGCAAGTACTCAGCGAATTCAGCAGCTTCTTTATCTAGGTAATATTCCTCTTCGGTTTTATCTTGCCTTTCTACTAATTCCGATTTTGGCACGTGAAAATAGTTTGCCATCATTTCAATTTTATCTATTCTTGGGTATGTATTGCCTTTCAACCAATCTGTTAAAGTAGTGTATTTAAACCCTAAATCAGCACATAGTTTATTTCTGTCTATTCCGCGACTATCCATTAGCCTTTGGAGATTTTGCGCCATAATTTCCTTATTGCCTAAATCACTCATCTCAAATTTCCTCTCTATAATAAATTCATAATAATTAATAACATAATACGATATTTCCGTAATAAATTCAATATTTAAACTAAAATTTTACGATAATTTACGGAAATTTAATAGACATTACGGTAAAACCGTAGTATACTCTAGTCATGATAATAAGTGATGTTAATAAGAAAGGAGGTAATTTATGAAGTATACACTTAGAATGCTCCGCGCATCCAAGTCTTGGACACAAGCTCAGGCCGCAAAAGAAATAGGCGTATCTACTGAGACTTGGGGAAATTGGGAGCGCAAGCGATCTTATCCAGACGTACCAAATATATCTAAGATAGAACAGGTATTCAATGTCGCTTATGATGATATTATTTTTTTATAGTTTATTACGGTTTTACCGTAAAGGAGAAAAAATGAAGACAAATAGTATTTTGAACACAAATCAATACACAAAGATTGTTATAAAGAGAGAAGACGACGATACAGTAGTTGCGGTTATCACTGAAGATGATGTCGATCCTGCGCCAAACTATATCGCCGTATTAACTCCTAATTATAACTAGCCTTTTGGTGGGTGTGGATCATGTCCGTGACTGTCCTTTTGGGCTATCCGTCCATCTTTATTGTGAATAACTAATTCACTACCTTGATTGTGACTAATCTTGCGCGCGTAATCAGTTGCTGGTTTCTTTGTGTCAAAGTGTTTGGTTGCTTTAGAATTTCCGGCGCCTTTGACATTCCAACCGCCACTTTTTGATGGTACAACATGTTGATTCTTACCCATACAATCACCTCCCTTCTAAGGTGATTATACAAATAATTGTTTAAGAATACACAAAATATTCATGAAAATTTTATGAACATCTATAAAAGGATATAAAGGAGGATTACTGTGGACAGGAATAAATTATGCATAACAGTCGCTGAAGCTGCTGAATTAGCAAGTGTCCCTCAAGATATGATCCGCCAATGGGCGGCTGACTTTGATTTTCCGTCGATGAAGATAGGGGCCCGGGGTGGCAAACGATTGATTCATTTAGATTCGTTTAATGCATGGCTAGGAAAACGATGCCAAGCAAGAATAGGGGAATAGGTATGAAAATATTTTTAATTGCACTAGCAGCTTGCATGGTGTTTATTTTGGAAGGGTCCGACATTCAAGGATATGATGTTCCAGACGCAGCCTTATATTTGGGATTCATCGGATCGTTAATCTTGTTGTTATATACAGCATTTATTGAAAGGAGTGAATGATATGCAATCCATCATACAGGCACTGTTCTTCGTTGCATTGGTCATGAGTGTGTGTGCATTAATTAGTAGCATATTCGTATTAATGATGATTTAGTAGGTGATACATGAAACGAGTTACATGTGCTAAGTGTGGAGTTAGGTTAATTCCACACACTTATAACTACATTTATGACGGGATAAATCGTAAGGCGATTAGAGTGTGCAAGCATTGCCACGATGAACATGTTCGCCGTAAAAGTAAAAATGCCCTCACGCACGGCAATGCGTAAAGGGCAAAGATAAAAATATCCTATATAAATTATACCAGATAAGGAGATAAAATGCCTGAAATAAAAGCAATAAAATCTAAACCTGCTGTAAATGCATTTGATTTTAATTTCTTTGCAGATAACAGGGGCAAACACGAATCATTACAAAAGGTAGCGATAGTGACTACAAATAGCTATATCAAGCTTTCAATGCCGGCTTACAGAAAATTAAAAGGTCCTGAGTATTTCAAGGTTGGTATAGATGTTAACAATAAAGTTATTTGTGTGGCGCCTGCGCTTGCAACAGAGCCATATGTAATTAAACCGACCGCGGTACAAATTAAAAAAAACACTATTTATATATCCAAAAGTCGCAGCGTAATTCGTAAACTCCAGGAAATTGGAATCCCTAAAATCGTTGAAGGGAAATTAGTTGATGATGAATTACTGTTTAAATTCTAAAGGAGAAACTATCATGGAAAATCAAAATATCTTAACAATTAAATTCAATGACACAGAAGATCTTGCACTTAAAATCGCAGAATGGAATGAAATTTTAAACCATCAATGCTGCGGTAGTTGCCATGACAGCAAAGCGCCTACAGCAACAGTTTGTGAAACTATCGATGTAGATGTGGTAACGCCTAAAGTCAATCCTAAAGTTGTAAAAATCAGAAAAGCTGAAGCGGAAGAAGAAACACTAAATAAAGTTGCTAAAGCAGAACAAGAACAAGACATTCATGTGACAGACTTCGAAGGTAATCCGACGAAACTTAATAAAGAAGAAAAAGTTAAACCTGCTGAAACAACAAAGGTCGAAGAACCGACTCCAGTAAAAACTCCCCAACAAGATACAGAATTAGACGTTGCCGCTGAACCGGTAGATAAAAAAGCTTTTTATAAGAAGTTCCGTGAATGGATGGGCGAAGATGGGGTAAAAGCAAAAAAAGCACTTGCAATTTTTAGCAAGCACGGAGTCACTCGTCCGTCTAGCGACTCTTTAACGGATGATCTTATCACAGATTTAAAATCCATCATGGCAGAGAAGGAGGCTTAAATATGGCTAAACAACAATTTAAAAGTCAAGCAGACATATGTAAGAAGTCGTTAGATATATTACATAAAGCAATTGAAATGGACCCGGGCAACGCTGAAGAGTACCAGGCGGGTATCGCATATACAGAGGATGTCACGAAAGCATCCAATGCGATTGTAAAAGCTTATGAAATCGTAGAACCTACTAAGAAACAAAAGGCAGAGCCTGAGGCGGAGAAAGCTGAAACTAAAAGCAAGAAAACAAAGGCTACGACTAAAAAGTCTAAACCTAAAGAAGAACCAGCACCAGCGGTAGAAGCTGCATCTGTTGAAGAGAAGGAAACAGAAGATCTATTCGCTATGTTTGGTGATTAAAGGGGGAATTCACTGTGGAGATTGTATCCGGCACCTATATTCACAAAATGTTCGATAGCGTAATCCTAGAGGCTCCTTACGGTGCGGAGTATACAACTATTTGCCATCTCGATTGTGGATTTACATTTGGCGGTAGCTGGCAGCGTAAGTATTCCTATCACAATGGATATGTAACTGGTGCTAAATATTATACTTGTCCAAACTGCCATCTATCATCCAATCCCTACGATCATAA